CCTACAAGGGCTTAAATCGTTTAATCCAAGGGTCTGCTGCCGACCAGACAAAGGCTGCCATGGTGGCGTTAGCTCGGGAGGGGATCATGCCCATGCTGCAAGTTCACGATGAACTGGCTTTGAGCGTCAAGACAAGGGAAGAAGCTGTGCGTGCTGCCGAGATCATGGCAACGTGTGTGAATATGCAAGTCCCCAGTCGGTGCGATGTGGAAGTCGGACCCAACTGGGGAGAGGCCAAGTAATTAGCGGATCCGCCCTTCAAGGCGGTCTGCTACCAACTGCGCGTAGCCGGCAATATCTAGCCAGTGATCAACAACATCCGGATTGCCGTTCACAATGCGGCCAATCTTGTGGATGATCATGTCCATGGCCTCAGCCTGATCATGTGCCAACGTCTTATCACGATTGTTCAAGGCAACCTGTACAACACGTTTTAGCATTTGCATGACTTCAGCGCCCTCGATGAACTTGCCGTAGTCCACGGCCCGAGCGTCAAGGGTTGCGTCTACTGCGTCTTCATACATCTCAATTCCCGTTTGCACAAGCTTTTGGGAATCTTCTGGCATAGGCGCTGCCGGAGCAAGGGATGGCAGCTGCTCCGACCTCTTCGGGAATACAAAGCCTTCCTTCTTCATCTTGCTGCGCAGACCATACACCGCCTGCTTGCTCAGACTAAAGCGGATTGCTATCTCATCTGGCGAAGCAGCAGGATTACTCTGCATAAATCCTTGTGCGCGTTTAGACTTAGACTTCAGTCTGATTATTTTTCGTTTCATATCGGGCTCTCCTCATATTGCGATAAATCGCGTTTGGTTGGTTTTGGAAATAACTTTGGGTCAAGTCGTGTGAAAGGCCACCACGCCATCAATTCTTGTTGACTCAAAGGTTTTTGGGGCTCTTTGGGCTGCAGCCTCTTCTGGTTTTTTGAACACTTCATAATAGTTTCTCGGTTTAGTTCTCATCATCTTGCGAAGCCACTCAGCTCCGCCTAATTCCTTAAATGCCGTCCATTCAGAATCAGACATCCTGACGAATCTTGGCTTTAGGGGCTCCGGTGGTTTTGGTCTTGGCATGTTGTACTAAGTTCCTTGTCGTTGCACGTTTGGTCCAGCAGCAAGCACATATCCACCTTGCTGCGCTCATTTGAATTCCACCTTCGGGTGGGCGTAGTTCTTCACACTTGTTGCACAAGCGCAATTTGTGAACAGGCTGCTTGCTTCCTAGCTGCAACTGTTTCGATGTAAAACTCACTTTTTCATATTCCTTATATACACAGAAAAGCTTGATATTGTGTCAGGTCCGAACATGGTGAACTTCTCAATTTCCTTGGCCACCTCTTCAAGCACTTGGTTGCGCTGAGATGGTGAGACAAATACGTCGTAGTGATACGGCTGCCCTAGGTCACGCAAGATCTGCTTGCCAAGGTTGCTGTGCTTTTCAACATCGTTGAAAGCTTCGTCTTCTTCTTTAGTCCAGTCGGTCATGATTTTTCTCCTTAAGTTTGGCAGGGTCAGTCGTAAACTTGTTGTCACCTGTAGCAACCCAATAGCCTTCACGATAACCCTCGTAGTGAGCCAGCCACCTGCCGTTTAATGCTTGCTCGCTCATGTGGTCAACCTCACCGCGCTTCATGGCCTCAATGTAAGCATTCTTTCGGTTGGTCGCATACCTTGCGGCATCTAGGTGTAAAAGTTCTTCGGGTGTCATGTGTTTTTGTCCTTAAGTTTGGCTTCAATGGCTTTGACTAAATCTTTCAGGTTTCCACCTTCCTCCCAATCAATTTCATCTTCATCTGTCAATCCTACCCATGTGCGCTTCTGCTTATCAAGCATCAATTGCATAGCCTCAAGCACTTTCTTTGCCGCTTCTGTCACCTCAACATCTTCATTAACTTCAATGCGCCTATCTGCTGTAATACGCATCACCCAACCATCCATCAATGTGTTGCTTGTGGTTTTAAATTCAATTGTGTTTGGTGTCATGTGTTGCGCTCCTTTAAGAAATGTTGAATTGTTTTTGCAAACATTTTTTGCTCTCCGGGCATGATGTCCTTTTTGCGAATTTTTATGGTGACTGCATAAATCATTTCAATTTCGTCATCCGTTAGCTCAACCCATATGCGCTGTGGTGGGGTGGTGTAGAGTGGTTGGTTGTGAACACTGTCTTTCATGATTGGTTTAGTCACATACACCCAATCGCTACCTGTCCCTTGTGGGAACTTTGAAACCCATGCTCTCCACGCCACAGGCTCATCCTTCGCTTCTTCCTTTAAATACAAACCCCACACCTGACCAAGCGGTGTGAACAAAGGGCAGTCTTGGTCTGTACTGACCATTCCGTTGCTTGGGTCATACCATGCTACTGGTTTCATGCCCTCTCCTTGATATCGTAAAACCAATCATCGCCCGCGGACCACTTGCGCGTGCCGTCCACCGTCCACAGTTTCTGCGCTGCCTGAAAGTCAGGGAACTTTGTCTCGCTAGGAATCAAACTCTGGTCATACCACAAGCATCGGTTATTAGGTTGACAGGCAAACTGCCCGTTGTCTAAGGCCATCCAATTAAAAGACTTGTGCTCCTCTGCCTGCTCGGTAAAGCCAGTGTCAAGGTCCATGCCATCAGCACAAAAGTCCACTGTAAACAAATAACGGCCAAAGTGCCATTCCTTGTCCTTACCCAAAAACTTCACGCCAAGATTACGCAGCCCAATCTTCTCAATGATCGTAAAGCGATAACCCATGCAGTCCCACAACTGCAGCGCATCAATCGGCAAGTTGCCCGCCTCTTGGTGCCACACATACGCATGGATCGGCAGCTTGTCGTACAGGGCGCCATAATTTGGCAGCAGGGATTCAATCCTGAACACCTGACCACGCAGCGCCTTCAGACTGACCCAGATGGCCGGCTCCAATTCGCCATGGCCCTTATGATCGTTGTACAAGAACTCACGCTTGACAAAGCATTTGATGGGGGGCAAAGATGCCACGATGTAGCTCATGTGTTGCGCTCCTTTAATTTGGCTTCAACGGCTCGGAGAAGTTTCCCTGCTCCTGCTCCCACAGGCCATAATGCGCTTACAAAATCTTCAATTTCTTCATCAGTCAGCCCTACCCATGTGCGCTTTGACATTGCATCCACAGCTTTGTACACACTGCTCTGTGTTAAATGCATCATGCCGTCAATAAATCCTCGCTCGTAGTCTGGGCCTTGATCAAGCCGTGGCTTACGCATAATGACTTTGTCAGGGTCTGTTGGATGGTTTTCAAAATATGCATTCATACCTTCTCCTGTAATGATATTGGAATGTAAAGACATGCTTTACTCTTGCTGTTCTTCACGTTGACTGTCACACCTATCCCCGTCTGCTTTGCATGGTCCACCCACCTCTTGCAGTTACAGCACTTCGCACTGATCTGATTAGGCCGGCATTTCAACAAGGTTGGCAGTCCGAGGATCATGGCTTCTCCGCATACAAAGCAATAGGCTTATACGTGCTAGGCGGCTTCTTCCACCTAAAGTACTTGTGCCCAACAGCGTTCTCACAAAGATATCCAATAGGCTGCGGTGCAGTTATTGAAATTACCCCCTCCTGATTTGGCTCAGGCTGCCCTAAACACTTTTCATACACATGGTTGGCAACAAGGACAGCAAAATGCTGAATGTCTCCATGCAACGTCAATCCATTGTCCTCAACCAATTTGATAACTTCATCCTCTGTCATGCCTTCTTCTCCTCATACTTACTGCACTCCTCCAACCAAATAGGGTCAAAGTTCCACGGCCAATGGAACCAACCCTTCTGCGCTGCCCGAGCATTGCCCGAAATCAAAGCCTTGGGCTCCAAGCATTGGATGTGATGCGTCATGGGCAAAGGATCACGGTTCACGCACTTGTGGCAATCAGGCCTTTGGTCAGAGTTGCTCATGGTATGCATCCCTAATCTTCATCCGATCAATCATGGCCTGCATGGGATCGATATCCCCCATCAACACAGCAAGCAGCAACTCATCTGTCGCCTTGTATGCCTTCTCCGTCTTGCCCAGTTGGAAACCGAGTTCAACAAATTGTTTTGGATCTTCAGTCATTTCTCGCTCCTTTGTTTCATCATTGCATCTGCATATTGGTAGGCCACAATGGCCGCGTCATTTATGTCATACGACTCCGCTTCGTTCATTTCCTTAATTGCCATAGGCAAAGCGGCTGCAGCAAAGTAGTCGCGCAAATCCATGCCCATATTGATCATTGTTCCCGTCTTGTCTTTTGCAACAAACGGAAATGCCGGATGATTAGTCATAGCTGTCCCCTCCCCGCATACCTTCAAAATAAACAGGCGCATCTTGCTCAATCCGAAAAATCACATCCGGATGCAAAACCCCGCTCAAGTCAACAGTACTGTTAGGCAAGAACACCGATACCAATGTCCACACTTCCGGATAGTCCGGCTCCAATTTCAAGCCAGACTCGTACTCCACAGCACCCACCTCCGCAGGCTCGTACTCAAAAAAACACTTCAAGTCAAGACCCAACTCATCACATTCATATATAAATTCATGCAAATTTTGCATAGTTACCCCATCAAAAACATTAAAAGACACGCCACGATCGCAGAACCAAGGACCACGGGCCACACAGGGGTAGACCTGTGCATCGATGGACTGCCCAACAAGGCAGCCTGAACAAGCTCCTCGGAACTGGTCAACTCAGGAGGCCTCGGCTGATACAACAAACCAATCTGCACCTTTCCAGTGTTAAATGGCGTCAAACGCTGATCCACACGATTGACAGGAATGAAATTGTCAGCATTAGTGATCATAGGATGGACCCCCCGCCTTCGCTCCCAAAGCATCCTTGTACGCATGCTCAAAACCCTTCATAAATACCTCAACAGGCACGTCCAACTCCGCAGTCAAAATGGCACAAGCGACAAGGCTCGCGTACCACGCCTGTGATGGTTTGGCAAAAGTATTTTCGCAAAAGTTAAGCAAAACCTGCGCATTGTCCAAGATCTCTTCGATCTTTTTATCCGAATTGTCTGACTGTTTAGTCATGTCACTATCCTTTCTTTGTTAATGGTGTTTATCCGTCTTTTATCTAAGTGGACAGGAGTATTATCAGGCTTTAATGGAGTTAGGTCAATTACGGAAAAGCTACTATTTCGTAGGGGTTTTCCCTAGGGTTGGGTGGTTTGGGAGGGTACTGGGTGGATGTACAGGGGTTGGAGGGGGAGGGGGCGGGGACCAAGGACCGAGGGTCAAAAAGGGGAAAAATGGGCCAAAAGTGAATACTTTGGTTTAGGTGCTATAGAACTTTTAGGGGTAAGGGGTGTTTTTTTTTTTATTTTTGTGAGATTTGGCGTAATGGACGTAATGGTGTAATAAGTCAATGAAATCAATACTTTATGAGCACACGTTAAATTACGTCTTTGTCATAGAAGTAATTTTTTCAGGGGGGCTCCGCGAGATGAATTGTTGAAAAATTAATTTACCCTATACCCTCCAAAAGTTCTATAGGAACCCTGAAAAGGGATTTGGAGGTTGACTCTGGATGAGACACTCGTTATACTCGTGGTAGTTCTTTTACGGGAGTTAACGATGGTACAAATCGATCAGGGAATAGCCCTGCCCACCAACCGATCCAAATACCCATTCAATGAGATGGAAGAGGGCGACAGCATCCTGTTCAAGCAGCGCAAGCAAGCGGAGAGCTGCCGTGTGGCTGCCCTTCGTTTCACACGTGTGCATAAGCCTGATTGGGTGTTCACCCTTCGCAAGGTGGACGAGGGTTGGCGTTTGTGGAGAATCAGCTAATGGCCAAGAAAGACGTTTGGAATGTTCCCCCTGTCATGCCTGACAAGGCACAGAAACGAATGTCTACTGAAGTGGCTCCGCTGCGGCAGCAGCGCAGAAAGCTGACGGCCAAGGAGTGGACCTTCGTTACCGAGCTTGTGAGTGGCGATGGCCGCACCACAATGAAAGACGCTGCCATTAAAGCTGGGTATAAACCCAGTAGCGCGTCTGTGATGGCATGGAAGCTTACAAACCCTGATATCAATCCCCATGTGGTGGCTGCCATTCAGGCCTATCGTGCTGACTTGGCATCCAAATACAACACGTCGTATGAGCGCCACATGCGTGACTTGCAGATCATTCGCGACAAGGCCTTGGATGCCGGTGCATTTGCTGCAGCCGTCCAAGCAGAGTATCGTAGGGGCCAAGCCTTGGGAACGATCTATGTGGAGCGCAAAGAGATCCGCCATGGCACGATTGACAGCATGAGCAAGGAAGAGGTGCAGCGCAAGCTTGACGAGCTTAAAAAGCTGTATGGTGGGCCTCCACCTACCGCCTTGATCGATGCAGACACAGGAGTTGTGATTGACAGTGCAGCAAGAGAAAAAGATCCCGAGTTCGACGCGGGAGTGGAGCAGCCTCCGCTTGACATCTTTGAGCGAGGTTTGGGGGGATCAGATGACGCCTGAAGCTAGGTTTTCGGCTAGGGTGAAAGCCGGCCTTGTCAATTGCGCAGTTGAACGCATTGAGAATCGTGTCAACCTTGGCATTCCTGACATGTTGGTGGGTGTCGGGGAATACTTTGTTCTGATGGAATTGAAAGTGGTGACCAAGGGCTTGAAAGTGGGATTGCGTCCCCATCAAATTGCCTTCATGACTCGGCATTCGGCCAAGGATAGGCCTTGCTTCATTCTTGTTCTTGACATGGGTAATACACTACGACCTTCGACCATTCGCTTGTACGAGGGCAGCGCTGCTATGGAATTGGCTGCAGAGGGCATAAAGCTTGAGCCCTTGAAGTGTTGGCCCTCTCGGGGCATGCCATGGGCAGAACTAGAGGAAACCCTAGGTTTAGTAAAATAAATGTAAAAAGGTGTTGCAAGGTGTCAAAACCTTGCTATACTGGCGATGCCGGTGCTTGATCCGGTGCTTAGAAAGGATAGAGAAATGGACAACAAAGTCATTGAAGAGATATTTGAGGCTGATGCAGCCGGTTGGACGATCACAGAAATTGCGAATGATCTAAAAATTTCTCGACAGGAAATAATCGACCTGTATTTGCAGTATGAGAGATATGTTCCCGCTGATCCAGAATTGAACACGTAACTTAGAAAGGATAGAGAGATGAAGACGTATAACGTGAAAATGAGCTATTACCAGTACTACCATGCGACGGTGCAGGCTCAAGATTTTGATCAAGCCACAGAGAAAGCAAAAGCTTTAATGTTGGATGATTGCAGGCGAGATGAGTATGGCGAGTGGGAAGTTTATTCAATTGAAGAAAAAGTGCCGCGCGACCTTACAGCTGAAGAGAATGCTTTTCTTGAGGCATATCTGAATTGTGTGGCCATCGCTGAGCGTGAAGACGTTGAGCGCTTTTTGCTTGCCGACAGTGAAGAGCGCAGCAGCAATGCGTTTTATGACTCTATGTCTGACGTTTACTCGTCAATCTGTGATGCCAAAGAAGTTTGGTATGCCGCGATGCAATTTGCAAAGGAGACCACAAAATGAAAGTATCTGAATTAATGGCTGCGCTTGCTGATTTGCCGCAAGATTTGCCCATTGTGATTTGGGATGCCGGCACCCGTTTAGGGCTTGCTCATGTTGACGATAGCTTTATCGAAGACGATTATCCGCGTGTTGAGTTCAACACCGACCGCGACGACTAATTTTAGAAAGGATAGAAAATGGCTCGTTTTGTTTATCAAGTTTGCTTTCCTGATTCGCGGACTGTTGTTCGCTCTTTTCCTTCGCTCATTCGCGCTCGCTCTTTTTTGCGCACGATGTCCGCGGACGATGTCCCTTTTATTGTGATGCCATGGGATGAAAACAAAATTCCACTGATCAAAAGGGTATCGAAAACCCCTAAAAAATATATCACTGGGCCGTCAGTAAATGTTGATATACTGGGCCCCTCACAACAGAAAGGATAGAGCAAAATGCTAAAAACAGTACAAATCAGCGCCAACAGCAAAACCGGCCCAATAGCTGTCACTTACCGCAGCGGAGAGCATGAAACATACGGCACGTGCCCGACAAGCTGCAGCTTACACCCGAAAAGTGAAACCGGCACGGCCCAAATTGACAGTGAATATCTACAGGCCGTTTTTGACAGCGTGCCACGTGGTGGCCAAGCATGGACCTATTCGCATTTTTCAGCTGAAGCCTTGCCATTACCGCAGCCAAATAAAACAGTTATAAATGCAAGCTGCGATAATGTGGCTGATGCTGTCCGAGCAGTGGAATTAGGCCGGCCCGCTGTGTATGCTGCGCCCCTTGAATCAGCGGATCAGTGGCCGCGAAAAATTCACGGTGTGCAATTTGCCCGCTGCCCTGCAGAATTGGCCGAAAATTTCAGCTGCCAACAGTGCGGCGGTGGCCGGCCATTGTGTGCACGTGGTGCCCGTGAATTCGTCGTTGTTTTTGTTGCCCATGGCACGGGAAAAAAGAAAGTTGGAAAGGATGAAAAGGGGGGCTGCTATGCTGCGAGCGGCCCGACAGCGATTCAATGGCATAACACTAGAAAAAAGGGCGCGTCTAATGATGCTGCAGCCCTTCGCGTTTTTGTTCGTGGTTTGCCTTATGGCTCATTTTTGCGCCACCATATCGCGGGCGATGTTGGCCTAGAAGTGGGGGCCCTGTGATAATTGGAATAATCATAATTTTGGTTTTGGTGTGGTGGTTTTTGGATAATTATGGATAACCCCTAGAAAATAAATTGTAAAAACGTAAAGAAAACGTAAAAATGCACTACAATTCAAGCACTGGCACAAATAGCCGGTTTTTATCAACTCAGAAAGGATAGCGAAATGGCTCACATGATCGACACAACTACAGGCACCGCGGCAATTGCATACAGCGGCCAAGCCCCTTGGCATAAGTTAGGGCAACAGCTGACAGCGGGCGCCACAATTGAACAATGGACACAACAGGCCGGCTTAGCTTATGACGTATTAGAAAGCCCTGTTTTATTTAACACACCGGCCACCAGTGCCCCTCAAGCTTGGCCTGATAGAAAGGTTTTACATAGAAGCGACACGGGCGCGCCCTTGGCCGTAGTGTCACAGGGTTATAACGTGGTGCAGCCCTCCGAAGTTATGGGGTTTTTTAGTAAGTTGGTAGACCTTGGCGGGTTTACCATGGAGACAGCCGGAGCCCTCAGTTATGGCCGGAGGGTTTGGGCACTAGCCAAAGTGAGCGAGGGGGCCGAAGTAGTCGAGGGTGATACAGTGCGCCCTTATGTTTTGCTCGGCACGTCATACGACGGGACAATGGCCACCATCGCAAAATTTACAAGTGTTCGCGTAGTGTGCAACAACACAATTACGGCAGCGGTAAATAACAGCGAATCACAAATTAGGGTTTTGCATAGCGAGCGATTCGACGCGGACAATGTCCGGCTTCAACTTGGCATTGTCGCGAATCAATGGGAGCGCTTTTTAGTGCAATCCCGCAAGTTGGCGGGCGAATCAATGACAGCAGAAGAGGCCGATTCTTTTGTCACTGAATTATTGAAGCCTTACCACACTGGCAAAATTGCCATTAATGAATCGCGCGCATTCAAGCGAATCATTGAATTATTTAATGGGCGCGCCATTGGATCGGATATTAAGGGTGTAGCCGGCACGCGATGGGCGGCCCTGAATGCTGTTACTGAATTAGTTGATCACGAGCGAGGCCGATCAGACAATACCCGCATTGAATCAGCTTGGTTTGGTACGGGTGCGGCCCTTAAAAATAGGGCTTTAGAATTGCTGTCCGCTTAACCAGTGGAATTAGCCGACCGATCGGTCAGGTTTTCGCTCTTAAAACGGGCGTTTTCCCGACCGATCGGTTGGTTAATGAAAACCCTATAAACTAGGCCCCCGATCCCTCGCCCTCGCTGTCCTAAACGTGGCTTTTGGCCCGTGGCGCGTGCGTCGCGGGCCTTTTGTTTTGCTTCATGGGCCTTGGCCCTTGGCCCATGGCCCGCGGGCCGTTAGGCCCGCGGGTTTTTCTTTTCGGCTGCCTGTTTTTTTCCTTGATTTTTTCCCTTGATAGGTGGTGGCGGGGGTGGGTGGGCCCGCTGATCTTTTTTGTTTTTATTTGTTGCAAGTGGCTGGCGCAGTGCTATAATTTAGGCTCAACTTAGAAAGGATAGAGAAATGCTTGATCCAGTACTGCGGGCCAAAGCCCTTGAACTATTGCCCGACAATCATGAAAATGACATTGGCTTTTTGCTAGGCCTTGGCCGTGACTTTGACGCTATGCTTGAGGGCCGGCAATATTGCCGTGACATTTACTTAAATGAATTTGGCTATTCGGTGCATGATTTTTCGCCCAAAGATTTGGCCATCATGTGGGACGGGGATGACGGGTGGGGGATCTTTGCCGACAATGGCTTGGAATGGATTGACGAGACCGGCAATAATCTTGTCTTTGCAACAGAGGCCGAGGCCGCTGAATATTTAGACGAAGTAATAGCAAAAGAATTACAAAAAGAAGTTGAAAAGATCAGTAAATAACGTGCTATAATTCACCCACTGGATCAGCGGATCTAGTGAACTTAAACCCTAGAAAGGATAGAGAAATGACAAGCCCAGTAACCCCGTTTCGCAATGGAATGTTTGGCTCACGTGCAACTGTTCAGGAAGCATTGGACTATTGTGAAAGCCTGATCAATACTTTGGCTCAGACCGATCAAGTTGGCATCCGTGTTGGTTTAGGTGTTTTGCTAAACACCATTGATAATGTAGTGACCCAGTCACAGGGTCCGAAGCCGATCAACGATCAGGCTGATTTACTTATCCAGTTGAGCGGCATGTATGACAAGCTTGTCCGCGATGTGGTTGGCGAAGTAGAAGCCAAGATCATGACCAACGATAAGATTGACGAATCAATTGAAGACTGGATGAAGCACAATCTGCGCGACAAGGTCATGGACATGCTGTCTATGGATGATGTCGATGACCAGATCTCCAACTGGATGTCGAACAACTTTGACCTTGATGACTACAATGTTGACGGGGCAATTGAATCGTGGATGGACAACAACATAGACGATAAAGTTTATGATGCGGTCAACAGTATTTCATTCACTGTTGAAATTGGCCGATAATATCGTGTTATAATTCAAGCTCTAGACCAGCCGGTCTAGAGCAACTTAAACCCTAGAAAGAAGAGAGAACATCATGACTAAAGTCATTACATTAGACGGCCAACGTTATGCATTACCTGAGGGAATGCCATCCAAAGACGTTCAGGCTTTGGCCGGTTTCTTAATCACACTCACTAAGATCGACAGTGAGTGGTCATGGTCTTCAGGCGATGAGACCAACTGGTACTACCCAACAACTGGTGCAAGCATCAGTGTAGAAGACATGGTCCTAACCACACGGGCCGAAGCCAAATCCAAAGCGGCCACGGCCCGTGCTGATTATGAAGCTAAGAAATTAGCGAAAGAAAAGGCAGAGGCCGGTGATCTAGTTGGCCTACACGTGACCCAGTAAGTGCTGGTCAAGGTTGTATGTACATACAACCTTAGGATCACAAACAGGCAGCCGATTCGGCTGCCTGTTTTTTTGACTGGTGGTCTACCCTACTGGGTAGAGTATGACAGGGCCCTAGGGCCCTGTATGCTTAGCATGTTATCCCCTCTCGCGCTATCGGTGTTTTCCCTTACTCTTAATTTTTTCCCTCATGGTGGTGGCGGGGGTGGGTGGGCCCGCCTGTTACCTTTGTCTATGTATTTAGGTCACTTACGTTTAGGGGGGAGGGCCATTTTAGGTACGTCAAGCGCAAGCGAAACCTTCGCCCTGTTTCTGCCAAATTTAGAACCTTTTTAAACTTGGCCTCCCCAAAACACCCCCCTTGTTGTTTTAAATGCAAATGGGGGTTATATTTATGCAAATTTCAAAACGTGGCCCGTGTTCCACGTGAAACAAAACATGCCCAATAATTCAAGCACCCCCGACATCCAAGAAGAACAGCTTCGCCTAGAGCTCCGCCTCAAACTCTTGGAGGCCCAAGAACGTGCAACTTCAGACTTCCTGTCCTTCTGTCAGTACGTGTGGCCGGAAATGTTGGTCGGGGAGCATCACAAACGTATTGCCAAAGCTTTGGACAGAGTCATTTCTGGCGAGTGCAAACGCCTGATGATCGCGATGCCGCCCCGTCATGGTAAGTCACAGATGGGCAGTTATCTGTTCCCAGCGTATTTGATGGGCAAGATGCCTGACACCAAGCTGATCGTGGGATCGCACACCGCGGAACTTGCGCAACGTTTCGGTAGGATGATCCGTAATCTGGTGGATGACGAGAGATATAAGGAGTTGTTCCCAAAGATGGCTCTGTCAGTTGACAGTAAGGCTGCCGGACGGTGGAACACGGCCCAAGGAGGTGAAGCCTTCTTTATCGGTAAGGGCGGCGCGATGACTGGTCGTGGCGGCAATGTTGTTGTGCTGGACGATATTTTGGACGAGCAGGATGCTGTGTCTGAAACGGCGATGGAGAATACGTGGGAGTGGTACACGTCGGGTCCTCGGCAGCGATTGCAGCCGGGTGGTGCAATCATTGTGATTAACACGCGATGGAAAACAGACGATCTTTCGGGGCGCTTGCTCAAGCAGCAGGGTTATTTGAAGTCAGACCAGTGGGAGATCTTGGAGTTCCCCGCCATTCTGCCGTCCGGAAAGCCCCTGTGGCCAGATTACTGGAGCCTCGACGAGTTGGAGAAGGTCAAAGTCAGCATTGGCCTAAAGAAATGGAACGCCCAGTGGCAGCAGCAGCCGACGAATGATGAGGGTGCGATCCTCAAACGCAACTGGTGGAGGAAGTGGAAGTACGATGAGCCTCCTGTTTGTGAGTATCTAATTCAGGTATACGACACGGCGTACTCTAAGAAAGAGACTGCTGACTTTTCTGTTATCTCGACGTGGGGTGTGTTCTATCCTGATGCTGATTCTGGCGCCAATTTGATGCTGTTAAACGTGCGAAAGGGTCGGTGGGACTTCCCTGAGCTAAAGCGGATGGCAAAGGATGAGTATCAGTATTGGAAACCTGACAATGTTTTGATTGAAGCGAAGGCGACTGGTACTCCGCTGCAGCAGGAACTGCGTCGTCTGGGCATTCCTGTCACGATGTTTTCGCCGGGCGGAAGAAGGTCTGGTCAGGATAAAGTGTCCCGCGCCAATGCTGTTGCTCCTTTGCTAGAGTCCGGCATGATCTGGTATCCTGAAGGGAAAGAGTGGGCCGAGGACCTTGTAGAGGAATGCGCGGCTTTTCCTAATGGGAACAATGATGACCAAGTGGATACTGCGGTGATGGCTTGGACGAGATTTCGTGCGGGCAATTTTATTGCGTTGGACACGGACGAGGTGGATGATACGGAGCCCAATACATCTCCTGTTGAGTATTATTGAAATGCCGCATAAAATGTCTTGAATATTTGATCAAGGACCTCGGACCATGGCCGCTCAAAGCAATGCCCAACAGACATTTGAAGAGTTAGTTGCTGCTGTCAAGCAAGCGGAGAGCCGTGGCAAGCGGTACGCGGCAGATGGTAAGACTTTGACCACCAGCCCCAAGGGTGCTTTGGGTGAAATGCAGGTGATGCCTAAGACGATCAAGGATCCCGGCTTTGGTGTTATCCCTGCAAAAGACGCATCTCCTGACGAAATTGCAAGGGTTGGCGTGGATTATTTGCAGGCCATGACGCAAAAGTATGGGGATACTGAGAAGGCTTTGATTGCGTATAACTGGGGCCCGGGGTCCACGGACAAATGGATTGCTTCTGGTGCTGATCCAAAGAAGTTGCCGGATGAGACGAGGACGTATGTTCAGCGCGTCAAGGGTTTTCTTGGCAAGGATGTTTCACGTGAAACAGTGGCGAAAAAAGAGCGGGAGCCTTTGCCCGCGTCCCTGCCTCCAATGGCTGAAGCCCCTCAGACTACTCCTGCAAAAGCAACCACTGTAGCAAAGTTGGACATGGCAAATATGCCGGCAAGCTATAAAGCGGCTTTTGCTTTGGCTGCCTTGGCTGATGCGCAGGACGAAGAGGAAGATCGGGCGTTTAACGAGAACAAGCAGACGGAGACGGAAACATTTTTTGCCAGTTACAAGCCTGTCAATCATTTAGCATCGCTTGATTTGAGCGTGGAGCCGATAGCCATGAAGGATGGCGGGGATGTCAGTGCTGAGACGGAGCGCAAGGACGAGCCTTTGTTTGATGCAGCGTCGAGAACTTTTGTAGACGTTATGACTGGTCGGCGCACACCTATTACTGAAAAAGACTTTACGGCCAAGGAGCAGTTGGCCATGCTGGATGCGGTCAAGAGAAGTCAGGCGCGAGGTGGTAAGGGCCGTGTAGATTATCAGGATTACCCTGATGCCAGCACGGTCGGCCCGGGCTACGTGGACATTAGGAATACGCTGGGTGGTTTTCAGTACAAGCAAAACCCTGATGGCTCCACTGTGATTACAGACAGGTACGATTTCCACGGCCCGAGGGTCGCGGAGTACGAGAAGATGGGCACAGGCGAGAAGCTTGTCAAGTCTGCCAAGAATGCTTTGACGGAGTTTGTAACCAAGGGTTTTAGCCCCCGTGATTTGGCTGGGGAATTGGGTAGGGCGTACATAGGCAGCAAGGGCCCGGAAGTAAATATCCGTATTCCTGTTAATCGTGCTGACGGCAGTCCTGAAGAGGGCGAGCAGGTGAAGTTTTCGACGCAGGCGCAGCCTGCTCGTGGAGCCGCGCCCCCGCCTCCTGCTACGCGCAGTGCCAAGGAGCTTGATGCGTATATAAAGGCGATGAATCCGGGCGCAAGGATTTCGTATTTCCCTGAAGGGGGCGGTACATTTGGGTATGTGAACTCAGATTCGCCAAACAGCTTAAACATTCAAAGAAGTTTAAGCCCACAAAGGGATGAAGAGACAAAGCTGCATGAGTTGGAGCACAGTCTTACGTTCAGGGCAGGGGATCCGCTGGGTCGTCCAAAGGTAAAAGCTGTGGATAACAACTACCAAGCGTATTACATGCTGGGTAGTTGGCAGCCTATGTCGCAGTTCACAAAAAACATGGTGGAAAACAAGGAAAAGCTAGAGAAATTCTTTGGCCGTCCTTTGAACAATGCTTACTTCCAGCCAGAAACTTTGCAATCTGTGAAAAAGCAGCAGGGCGACACATCGGCATTGTTTGATGAGCAGATGGCAACCTTGTCTGCGCTTGAGCAAATCACGGGCAAGTCCTTGACGCGTGATCCGGAGATGAAGAAGTTGTTTCCAAGCGTCAAAGTGATGTCTGTTTATGATGCGTTGACGGGTCCTCGTCAGACGCGCATGGATCCACGTGATTTGCCGCCCAGCACGCCTCAGCCGGCATACACCTACAGGGACAATCCTGTTACGCAGTTCTTGCACAAAACGTTTTTGAACGATAATTTTTACCCCTATCAGAAGCCTGTCAGGCGTGCAAACGGCGGCGATGCAGAACCGACAGCGGAAGAGATAGCAGCGGCAAGTACTCCTGCTTTTATTGCGCAGAAGTCGGGTATTGGACGCAAGCAAGGCAACATATCTAAGGCGTTGAAGTCTGGTGAAGCTCTGACGGAAACAGCCAAGGGTTTGACGATGCTGCCGCAGAACATTGTGGGTGCGCCGGTTGATTTGGCGACGATGGCGATGCGTCCGTTTGGCTACAACGTTGAAAAGCCATTCATGGGCAGTGATTATCTGAAGGAAAAATCACGGTCCGCGGGCCTTGCATTCAAGCCCTCTGACGATCCAACGTTGGCCGGCTTCTACGGTGCTGGTGATTTAGCCAGTAATCTGGTCAATCCTGCAGGTGCTACGCGCACGGGTGTAAAAGCTGCGGAGAAGACGGGTGAAGCAGCCAAGATGTTGGCGCGTGATTTCCAAGGCTACAACCAGCAGTTAGAAGTTCCCGGTGCTTCGTATGCAATTCGCAATCGTGGCACACCATTTTTGGGTACGCCTCAACAAGTTAACTATCAAGGCAAAGTTACGCGTGAAGCGATGAGTGAGGCGGATGACTATGCAGACTGGTTGGCCCGTAATTTTGGCAGTGAGCCATCATTAAAAACATGGCTAAGGGACAAAGTAGGGGCATATCTGCGCCGTGACTTTGGAACTGAGAGCGACCAGATGGTTCAAGCTGCGGACCAAGGCAAGAAGCTGCACTTTATGTCGCCTAAGTTGACAGAGAATGTACCGCATCGGTTGGATAGAGACATTGGTTTTTCTCGGGAACTTGAAGGATTTCCAAAAAGCGGTTTTGCCAAAACACCACAGGGCCAAAAAGTAGAAGAAGTAATAGATTCCACGATTCATCCGCTTCAATTGCAGGATGTTAGTGCAACATACCAAGTGCCGCCAAGCATGAGGCAGTTTGTGGATACCAATCCTGAGATGCGCGTAAGTCAAATGGGTCCTATTGACGAGAACCTGAAGTTGGATGAGTTGGCGCAGGCGATGGGCAAAATGTTTAAGGAAAAGGAATTTAAGGCGTATGGGGAAACTATTCCTATGCCTAAAGAGTACATTCTGACAGAAGACACTTTGAAGGGCTTGACTCCTGCACAAGCATCTAATCGCGTGGCCAACAAAATGGAATGGGTAGAGAAGAAGCGCGCAGAGTTGGCAGGCGTTGCTATTTCCAAAGATCCACGGATCGTGAGCCACAGTTATGACAACGGTAGCAAGTGGATTAGCCCTGCGGACTTAGCTGACTATCCAAATCAAGCGGAGATGGTTAAAGACATTGGCTGTGCAGGTGGATGGTGCACGGATAAAGCTACTTATGCCATGGACTATGGTTCTGGTGACAATCGCTTAAACATTTTGCTCGATAAAAAGTTTGAGCCACGTGTGCAACTTACAGTCCACCAACCAAGCGTAGGTACGCGTGAGTTTATTTTAGCTTACCCTGATTTGCCTGCAATTGAAGCAATGACATTAGACAGGACACTTACAAAGCAACGGGCAGATGAAATGATTAGAGCAATGCCTGAGTACCAAGAGTTTGTAAAGAACAATCAAAATATAAAACAAATTACAGAGATCAAGGGCCAGTTTAACAACGCTGACTTGCGGGATTCCCCATACCTCAAGCAGGTCCAAGATTTTGTAAAACGCCAAGGCCCTGAATTGAAAAGCGTAATCAACTTAGCCGGTATTAATATGGTTGATGCACGGAATGAAATTGTACAAAAGGTTCTTGATAGACATGATTTAATTAACAAGTATAACCAAAGCTACATGGATAAACTTCTACAACTTAACGATAATTCTTTTTACGTAGACGCGGGAGAGCTTTCGGGCTTACTTAAAAAAGCAGATGAATATACGCCGCCTAATGCAGCGCGAGCAATTCAGATGAATCTCTTTCAAACCAAGGCCACTGGGGGTATGATCGAGCGCCAGCCCAACGATAACCGCAGATATCTGTAAGGACATAACATGCCAATTGAAAAGAACATGACAATCGACGACTTGCCAAGTGGCGATGTCGCCGTGGAGATGGAAGACGAGCTGCCCTCAGAGATTGACATTGAGTTTGATACAGAAACAGGCGGTGTACTGGTCAACATTGGTGCAGAGGAAGACGATATTGCCTATGACAGCAACTTAGCCGAGGTCATTGAGCCAGACGTCTTGCAGCTTATCTCTTCTGACTTGATGTCGTTGTTTGATGCTGACAAATCTTCACGCAAGGAGTGGGAAGAGCAGTACAGCAAGGGCATGAAGATGCTGGGCTTCACGTTTGAAGAGCGCACCAAGCCGTTTAAGGGCGCGTGCGGCGTGCAGCACCCACTTTTGACAGAGAGTATTGTTCAGTTCCAGTCACAAGCACTGAAGGAATTGATGCCAGCGGGCGGTCCTGTGCGCACACAGGTGTTGGGCAAAGAGACACGTGAGAAGTTGATGCAGGCAGACCGCGTCAAGGACTTCATGAACTACCAAATCACCACGGTGATGGAAGAGTACACACCTGACTTTGATCAGTTGTTGTTTTATGTTGGCTTTGGTGGCTCTGCATTTAAGAAGGTGTACTTTGACGAGACCAAGGGCCGCATGGTGAGCGCTTTGGTGCTGCCTGATAACTTGTACATCCCCTACACGGGTTCTTCTGTGATGAGCGAGTGCCAGCGCATCACGCACCGCGTTCCGATGTCCACGAACGATTACCGCAAAGCAGTGATCCGTGGTCAGTATTTGGATACAGCGCAGATGACGACTGCGGCTGAGACAGGCCAGAGCATTATCAAGAAGGAAACAGACCGCACAACGGGTGTTGATCCTACTGGTGTGGAAGAAGAGATCTGTTTGTTGGAGTTCTTGGTTGATCTAGACATCAGGGGCTTTGAGCACAAGGATGAGGACGGCGAAGAGACAGGGATTAAGCTGCCATACATCGTCACGATTGACGAGATCTCGCAGTCTGTTGTGGGTGTGCGTCGCAACTGGAAAGAAGGCGATCCTTTGTTTGCGCGCAAGCAGTACTACGTGCATTATTTGTTGGTGCAGGGCCCCGGTGCTTATGGCTTGGGCTTTTTGCATTTGGTGGGGGGCCTTACGAAGACTGCTACTTCTGCATTGCAGCAATTGGTGGATGCAGGAACGCTTGCTAACTTGCCAGCAGGCTTTAAGGCCAAGGGTGCGCGCATTGCGAACGACGATACACCGCTACAGCCCGGTGAGTTCAGAGATATGGACGCTGGTGGTGCGGAATTGTCTGCGTCGCTCTTGCCATTGCCATACAAGGAGCCTAGCCAAACGCTGTTTGCGCTGCTTGGTTTCTGCGTAGATGCTGGCCGCCGTTTGGCAAGCATTACGGACATGCAAGTTGGTGACAGCAACCAGAATGCTGCTGTGGGAACGACGATTGCGTTGCTTGAAAAAGGCAGTGCGGTGATGTCTTCAATTCACAAGCGTTTGCACTACAGCCAGCGCATGGAATTTCAGTTGTTAGCCAAAGGTTTCTCGGAGTTCTTGCCTGACGAATATCCATACGATGTTCCCGGTGAGAGCCGCAGGATTAAGAAGCGTGACTTTGATGACCGCATCGATGTTTTGCCTGTCTCTGACCCCAACATCTTCTCTGTTGCCCAGCGTATCACGATGGCGCAGACGCAATTGCAATTGGCGCAGAGCGCACCGCAGATGCACAACATGTATGAGGCCTACCGCCGCATGTATGAAGCCATTGGTGTGCGTGACATTGATCAGATTTTGAACACACAGAACGTGGACAAGCCAAAGGATCCTGCAAGCGAGAACGCACAGGCTTTGGACGGCTCACCCCTCAAAGCTTTTGCTGGTCAGCAGCACGATGCGCACATCATGGCGCACATTATGTTTGGCATGAGCCCGATGATGCAGTCGATGCCCAATGTGGCAATCAATTTGCAGAAGCACATCTTTGAGCACATCCGTTTAAAGGCGGAAGAAGAGGTGGAAGCCGAGTTGTTCCGTCAATACGGCACTGATCCTGAGGGCTTGGTGTCTGCTTTGCAGCGTGAAGCGATGGTTGCAATGAAGGTTGCGCAGGGTTATCAGGAAGTTAAGAAGCTTCAGACGGATATGTCGGGCCCACAGGAAGATCCTTTGGTCAAATTGAAGGAAAAAGAGCTTGAACAAGGCGCCCAACGCGACCAAGCCAAGGCTCAGATCGAGCAGGCGCGCTTGAATGTGGACCAACAGCGCTTGGGCCTTGATCAGCAGAAGGAACAATCTGATGTTCAGTTTGATCAAGCCCGTTTGGCACTGCAACAACAGGTCGCTGCGCAGAAAAATTCGCAAGATGCAATTAAAAATGCCCAACTAGGAGCAAGAAATGCAAGCCAAAGTAACAAAAACCGCTAAAAAAGCGCCCAAGGAGATGTCCGGGGCGCCAAAAAAGGTAAAAACACCACAAAATGACCCACGTGTCACGTATGTTTATCGCAAAGATGCCTTTAAGAAGGTAAAAATAGCGTAAATCTGTGCATAATATGCACGTAACCTTCGGACAGGGGTCTATCTGTCTGCTTCATTGGAGTTATCCATGCTTGAATTTGCAGAAAAAGTCATATTTGCCATTCGCAAGCTTGAAAACGAAACTAAAGACTTCGTTAGCAGCGGCAATGTCAAATCGATGGAGCAGTACAAACATTTGATGGGCCGGTTAGAGGGTTATGCGTTTGTTCAGGAAGCCATACAGGATGTCTTGAGCAAGAACTCTGATCTTTAAAGGACCAAACAGATGGAAATGACTGCATTAGAGAAGCGTTGGGCGGAGGCCGCGGTGGAAAAAGCTGCCGCTGAGGTCGCTGCTGCGGAGGCTGCTGCTGTAGAAGAAGCAGAAGAAGAGCAACGCATGGAAAACATCAGGGAACACCTTCCACAGCCGACAGGTTGGCGGATTGTTGTTTTGCCCTATAGAGGCGCTAAGAAAACCAAGGGCGGGATTGAACTTCCTGAGCAAGCCTTGGAACGACAGCAACTCACTACCACTTGCGCATACGTTTTGGCCGTTGGCCCACTTGCTTACAAAGACACCGACAAGTTTCCGGACGGTCCTTGGTGTAAAGAAGGCGATTGGATCGTTTTTGGTCGTTACGCAGGCGCACGTATGGGCATTGATGGTGGAGAGATCCGCATTCTCAATGATGACGAGATTCTGGCCCGTGTTAAGGACCCAGAAGACATTCTGCACATGTAAGGAAGCATATGACACAAGTGATGAACGATTCGCAACTTGAATTTGACCTTGGGGAGGGAGAAAAAGCCACGGATGTGAGCTTTGATCAACCTGAGGGCAACGAGAGTCCTGCTGCGCCTGAAGTAGAAGCTAAGATTTTCCAAAAACCTGAGCAAGATTTAGCGCCTAAGAATGAGCTGGATGAGATTAGCGAAGGGGTGCAAAAACGCATCTCTAAACTCACTGCACGCATGCGCGAGGCCGAGCGCCGTGAGCAAGCTGCGCTTGAGTATGCCAAGGGATTGCAGAACCAAACACAAACTTTGCAGCAAAAGCTTGTTCAGACGGATTACAGCCGCCTGAGTGAGGCAAAGACTCGCTTGGAAACGCAACAAACGCAACTGCGTCAGATTATTGCCAAGGCCCGTGAAGAAAACGACATCAACACTGAGTTGGAAGCGCAAGAGCGTTTATCTGATTTGGTAGGTGAGCAGCGTCAAGTAGCGGGCTGGTTGCAAGCACAACAAGTTGCTGCGCAACAACAACAGTATCAGCAGGCTCAACAGCCTGTGCAACAAGTACAGCAG